CAGACGATGCCGCCGCCGAGATCATCCGCCAGCAGGACGCCCGCGCAGCTGATACGGCGCACCGTGCCAAGGTCAACCGGAAAGCGCTGGAAGCCTTCACCGCCAACGGCTTGACCGAAGCCTGCGCCAAGCAAGCCATCACGCTGATTGTGCAGGGCAAGATCCCGGCCATCGCCCTGACCTACTGAGGCGCCAATGAACACACCACGACTGACCGCCCAGTTCGACTGGATGACGGTAGGCGCGTTCGACCCTGAGCAGTTCCAGGGCGATGCGCGCAAAGAATACGAAGACGAGGCGCTGAAAATTGAGCGCCAGTGGGATAACCAGCCAATCTGAGGTGCCGACATGGCAACTGTAACCCTGATCCTCGGCAAGTCCGGCAGCGGCAAGAGCGCGTCACTGCGCAATCTAAACCCCGCCGAAGTGGCGCTGATTCAAGTAATCCCCAAGCCGCTGCCATTCAAAGGCGCAAAGGCCTGGAAGCCTTACGTGACGGACGACTGGCAGAAAGTTGTTAGCCGGTGCGTCCAGGCCACCAAGCACGACCGCAAGATCATCATCATCGACGACTTCCAGTACATCCTCGCCAATGAATTCATGCGCCGCAGCGAGGAAAAGGGGTTCGACAAGTTCACCGAGATCGGCCGGCACACCTGGAACATCTTCAATTCACTGCTTCACCTGCCGGAGGACGTCCGTATCTACATCCTCAGTCACACCGAGGAAACGGACGCCGGTCAGATCAAGATGAAGACCATCGGCAAGATGCTCGACGAGAAAATCACCCTGGAAGGCATGGTGACCATCGTCCTGCGCGCCGTAGTTCAAGACGGCCAGCACCTCTTCAGCACCCGAAACAACGGATCGGACACGACCAAGGCTCCAATGGGAATGTTCGATGACAACCATGTCGACAACGACCTGGCAGCGGTTGACAGGGCGATAGTGGACTACTACCAGATAGGAGCCGTTGAGAATGCCGCCTGAAATGATAGGAGAGAAGTTTGGGCGGCTGACCGTCATGTCTGAATCGGAAAAGCAGGGTATTCACCGGGCATGGAATTGCTCGTGTGAATGCGGAGGCACAAAGACAGCGCTCGGTACAAATCTGCGCAGAGGTCTGACAGGAAGCTGCGGATGCCTGCACAAGGAGCGAGCCTCTGACGCAAACTCGACGCACGGACTGAGTAGAGCGCCAATCTACGCCGTATGGCGAAACATGCTGGCTCGCTGCGCTAATCCGGAGGACGTCGACTACGGAGGCAGGGGGATCGACGTATGCGCCGAATGGAAGTTCTCATTTGAGAGTTTTCATCGCGATATGGGTGATCCGCCAACTGAAGAACACTCGATCGATCGGCTCGACGCTAACGGCAATTATGAAAAATCAAATTGCCGCTGGGCCACTGACACGCAGCAAGCAAGAAATAAGCGGTCGAGCAGGATCGTCACCTTCTCAGGATTGACCTGCACCCTGGCCGAGCACTGCGAGCGATCAAATCTTAATTACACGACCATCCATCAGCGATTACGTCGCGGATGGAGCATTGAAAAATCCCTCACCACTCCAATCAAATCCCGATAAGGAAAGCCCACATGTTCAATCTTGACGCCAACGCAGCACGCTCCGCCGACAACAAATCGGCATTCATCGACGAGTCGGGCAAGTACATCGGCGCGTTCAACCGCGCCGAGTACATGGAAAAGCAGGACACCGGGTCGACCGGTATCGGCTTCACCTTCAAGTCACGCGACGGCGCTGAAGGCCAGTTCTACGTGAACCTGACCTACCAGCACGGCAAGCGCAACGAAGGCGGTTACGCGCTGCTCAACGCGATCATGGCCTGCATGCAGCTGCGCACTGTCGGCAATCCTCAGCCGATGGAGATCGAAAAGTGGGACAAGGATGCGGGTCAGCGCGTGAAGGTGACCGTGCCGAGTTTCGCCGAGTTCGTTGGTAAGCCGATCGGCCTGCTGCTGCAGATGGAAATCGAAAAGAACAGCACGACCGGCATGGAGCGCCCGACGATCTTCGCCCCGTTCAGCGCCGAGTCTGAAAAGACCGCCTCTGAAATCCTCGACCAGCGCTGCACGTCGCCAGCCAAGTTGGAAAAGATGGTTCAGCAGATCGCCAAGAAGCCGGTCGTTGACCGCCGGCCTAAAGGCAGTCAGAGCCAGCAGTACGGCGACACCAGCCATCAGAGCGGCCCGATGGCCGATGCCCCGGACTACTTCGAAGACGACGGAATCCCGTTTGACTGACTGATAGCCAACCAACTCCACCAATAGGGCGCCATGAGCGCCCTTTCCTTTGGGTGCCAAATGAACCAATACAACGACCTGCGAATTATTGACCGATCGACACTGGCCGCTGCGCAAGAAGCTTTCCTGCGATCTGGCAAAAAGATCGAAGAACTGGAAACACCCGAATTCAAGCCGCGACCTAAGCGCATCGAACCTCAGCTGACGCAGGAAGAGATCGAGCTACGACAGATGGCCGATCAGATCCGAACGCTGAGCGAAACGATGAACAAGACGGAAATGGCCCAGCACATGGGCATTTCTCAGGACCGGATAACGAAGGTCTGCAAGCTGTCAGGAATTCAGTTACGCAATGGAGCCGGGCGCAACCCTGGCAGCCGGCAGACAAACCCGGCCGAGGACAAGGTTCTGGTCGAGCGGATCAATGCACTGGCGCAGATTGGCCTGACCAAGCTCAAGGTGCGAAATCAGATCGGCATCGGCTGGCACAAGATGGACCGGCTGGTTAACACCTACCGCATCGCCTTCCCGGGGCCGTCGCAGTGCGAATGATCCGAACCAAGGTGCGCCAGCGGGCGCGCCAACACCAACACGACCTACCTGCCAGCGGTATCACCCATGACCATACCCAATACCAGCCACCAGTTAACGATGATGGACGCGATCCTGATCTTGCTGCTCGCCTACCGGATTCACGGGACCGACGCGGCCATCAAAGCTTCAGCGTACTCAGTGCGCGATAAGGTCCGTATCGCCTGCCGCCCGGTCATCAACAAGGTTATCCGCTGCTCGTCGCCGATCAAGTGGGCAGAGGCTATCTGTCGGGACGATGAGTTATGAGCGAGATCGCAAGGGCGCCCAGCGGCTGCCGGGTTGGCTCATCGCATCACCGGTCGAAGCTGACCAGCGAACAGGTGGCCGAACTTTGGGCTATCTACGAAACTGGCGGCAAGGGATACGGATTTCTGGCAGAGATTTTCAAGTGCGGAACCTCGACAGTCCGCGACATCGTGCAATACCGCACGCGCTTTGCAGGATAAGGGATAGGGATATGGCGAAGACGACGAAGGAGCGGTCAGCGAAGGCCGCGAAGAAGCGCGAGCAGTACGACGAGCGCGAACTGAGGCACAAGGTCCGCCCCGGGATTCACCAGGCGATGGACCGTATCCGGACGCGATCAGGCACCGAAGAAATCAGCGAAGTTCTGCAGCTGGCCATCCTCAAGATGGACGCCATGACTGACGCTGAATTGCTGGCCTTCCTTGCCGTTCCGCGCCACGAAATCACAATCAGCAAAACGTTGCGCGACAAGTTCGACAATGAGTCGCGACGTGAAGCAGGTCATCACGGTGATGACAGTGAGTACGAAGTGATCGAGCCGAGCCGCCTGCCGCACGGCCCGGACGAATGCGCCAAGGCCCAACTCGACATCCTCAGCCAGGAGTAACCCGCATGGAAACGATCTACACCCACCGCCCGACCGGGCGCACCTACTCGCTGGCTCGCACTTCTGCAGAGTTCGCGATCCTGCATCACCTGACGGGCGGGGCGAAGTTTGTTCGCCGCGGTGACCTGGTAGACGGCAGCGTTTGGAGTGCGAAGGCATGAGCCAGCTAACCCCGATCCTTGAGATTGAAGTCCGCCTGCTCAAGATCTACCGGCAGATGAACATCACGACGAGCGAGCACGCAAGATACTTGCAAATTGCTCGGGAGCTCTCCAAGAGCCACGCCACCTCAACATGGCAGTTGTCGAAGGCGATGGGCGAGGACTGCAAGACTATTCGACGCGACCTTCGCAAGATGGAAGGTCACGACCTGGTCAAGGCTGACAGCAATGGCTTCAACAATATCTACTGGAGCCTGAAGCCATGAGCAACCACACGAAGGAAGACTGGCTGGTATGTCACGAGGACTACAGCATTGATGTGATGCGTGACGGCGATTATCTGACCGTTGCGAACCTCGGCGCAATGGATCACAACGGCATCAAGTATTGCATCGGCGACGAGTCCTGGGCCAATGCCTACCTGATGCGCACGGCGCCGCAGTTGTTGAAGTCGCTCGAAGCGATGCTGGCCAAGGCCTACAAGCAGAACTGGAACGATCAATATCCTGAACTGGTCAAGCAGGCCGAAGAGGCGATCGCGCTGGCCAAGGCCGGCACGCCGAGCCATGACGGCGACGAGTTCGAAATATGATCCCGCGCGACGGCCTTCTGCGCCGCAAGTTCGAGGCCGCATTGATCCGGCTGGCCGCCAAGATCCTGATGGGCCGCAACGTCCACCGGTGCCGAGTCGTATCGCGCCGGGACAATAACGATATGTGGTACATGGCCGAGAAGCTGGAAGGCATCGCCGATCGCATCAGCAACGGTTACAAGGAGAATGGTCAATGAAACTGATTTACTGGATCAACCGAAGGCTTCCGTTTTCCTTCCTGCCGATCGCGCGCATCCGCCGCGGCAATGAGACATGCACCCTTCGAAAAGATGGCTGGGTGATAATTAGCGACGGCAAGAGCAGCGATGCGCTGCCTATCACCTTCTGCGCCCCAGCGATTATCGAAGCATTCAACGCCGAATTCGCCTAACCCCTACCCCGCACAAGAGCCTGCCGGCGACCGGCGGGCGAGGAATCGACATGCCTACTGGATATACAGCCGACATCAAAGACGGCATCAGCTTTTCGACTTTCGCCTTGAATTGCGCTCGAGCATTTGGCGCGACCATCACCCTGCGCGACGAATCGGGCGGTGGAGATAAGATCCCTGATCAGTTCGAGCCAAGCGACTACCACTCGAAGGCTCTTGAAAAGGCCGAGGCTGAGCTGCTGGCCTTGCGAAAAATGACCCCGGAGGCATGCCAAGATCGACGCGACAGCGAGTATGCGGCGGACGAAGCTCATCGCCTGGATCAGCTACAGAAGAACAAGGGCCAGATCGATTCCTACAGGTCAATGCTGGAGCAGGCCAAGGCATGGATTCCGCCAAGTGCGGATCACGTCGGCATGAAGGACTTCATGATCGAGCAGATTGAGAGCAGCATAAAGTTCGACGACTCATCGACCTACTACGGCAATCCGACCGAGCGATTGACTGGCCCGGAGTGGCTTGAGCAGAAGAAAGCCAAGGCGCTGAAGGATATCGATTATCACAAGACCAAGCACGCCGAAGAGGTCGAGCGCACAGATCAGCGAAACTCCTGGATCAAAGCGCTGCGCGCCAGCTTGTAGCCTGTCGCAACCCGTGCCGCCCAGCGCGGCACAGGTCTAAACTGTCGGCCAACTAAACGAATCGTCAGGGGTGGCGTATGGCTGCGAAGCGCGGGGTGCGTGCGGCATCGAAAAGCAGTATCGAGATCTCGTTCATGGTCGATGGCAAGCAGTGCCGGGAGCGCCTGCCGCTGGAGCCTACGCCGGCCAACCTGAAGCGGGCGCAGCAGCAGAAGGCGTCTATTGATCTGGCGATTCACCGCGGCGAGTTTGAATATGCGGAGGCGTTTCCAAGGTCGAAGCGGGCGGCATCGGCTGTCGGCCAGTCCGGCCAGGTGCCGCTGGGCCAGTACCTGGACGAATGGCTTGAGCGCAAGGCCGGCATCCTGAAGGCATCGACGCTGGACGGTTACCGAAAGATCGTTGCGGGCGTGCTGGTGCCGGCGCTGGGCTCGCTCCCACTAGCGTTTGTTACGCGAAAGGAGGTCAAGGCGGCCATGGCCAAGATGTCGGCGACCAACAAGCGGCTGGCCAACGTGCAAAGCTGCCTGCGCTCGGCCCTGAGCGATGCCGTAGACGACGAGCTGATCGAATCGAACCCACTGGCCGGCTGGACGTATTCAGTGAAGGGCAAGCCTCGCACCGAGGACGAGATCGATCCTTTCTCGCCTGACGAGCAGCGGGCCATTCTGGCAGCAGCGACCGGGCAGTATCGGAACCTGTTGCAGTTCGCCTTCTGGACTGGGTTACGGACAAGTGAGCTGGTCGCGCTGGAGTGGGGCGACATTGACTGGCATCGAGGGGAAGTGAGGGTGTCGCGCGGGCTGACGGCGGCGGCCAGCGAGGCAGAGACGCCGAAGACAGCGGCAGGGGTGCGCAGTGTGCGCCTACTGCCCATGTCGTTCGAGGCACTGAAGGCCCAGCGCGAGCACACCTATATAGAAGGGAAAGCCATTTTCCACGACCCGAGGCACAACCGAGCATTCAACGGCGACCAGGAGATCAGGAAGTCATTGTGGACGCCGACTATCCGCCGGGCAGGCGTGCGCTACCGGAACCCGTACCAGACCCGGCACACCTACGCCTCGATGATGCTGAGCGCGGGCGAGCATCCTATGTGGGTGGCCAAGCAGATGGGGCACGCTTCTTGGCTCATGATTGCGAGGGTATACGGGCGCTGGATTCCAACTGATGGCGACTCGTCGGGGGATAAGGCGGCGGTGATGTTTGGCAGCCCTGAAAAATATCCTGCTCAGGCTCTTGCAAAATAGGAACACTGTTCCTATAGTAAGACCCATGACAGCCACAACGGCGCGGCGACCCCAGGAGCAACACGAAATGACCAGCGCAACTGACCTGAAACGCCTCAGCGACAAAATTCGTAAATTCCAAGCCGCTGTTGAGCGCGCAGGTGTTGACCGTGTTTCGGACAAGATCGGCCGAGGCGCCTTCAGCTCATTTGAGTGCGCAGCCGATGCGCTGCGCCGCAATCAAAGCTTGGCTATCGTTTCTAATTTCTTGGGCGCCGCTCAAGAGCGCTGTGAAGATCATCTGAATCTTCAGTCAGACGAAGATGTTTATAGCGTTCTGAAAACCATCCGATAAACCATCCACGCCCGCCACAAGCCCCTTCAGTGGGGCTTTTCCAGTACCACCTACGGAGAAGCAAGTGATGGACACGACTGCGCTGAAAAAACTAGCCGAAGGTATGAAGGGCTGGGACAAGATGACCGAGTGCTGGCCCTGCGATGAGAGCGGTCCGGACTGGCAAGTCGGCCGCCTTGATGAAGACGACAACCGCTGGCCCTTGCTTACAGTCGACACCGAGCAATACGACCAAGAGCAGGACGCGCCGAAGATTGCCCAGTATTACGCCGCCGCCAACCCTGCCGCCGTGCTGGAGATGATCGCCGAGAATGAGCTCATCGCCATCCGCCTTGAGGAAAGCGAAGAGGTCAGGTCTGCGTTACGCGAAGCCTTGATGGCGACTGAAGCCGAACTGTGTGAGCTAAAAGCAGAGAACGCCAAGCTGCGCAAGGACTCCGGCCGCTATCGATATGCGCGCACGCGATCCGCGATGAGCGAGGTCGGGATGGACGACCAGCCTGTACCTGAAAGCGTTTCAAAGGGTCATGACCTTTGGATAGATTCGCGCATGGAGTTGGAGGCGGCCAGTGCCAAGTTCTCATAAGCCGGACGCCTCACTGTACAACCCAGACCCAGCATATCTGCGCGGGCTGCTGGACAAGGCCGGCATCAGTCAGCGAAAGGCTGCCGCCGCACTCGGAATGAGTGACCGGGCGCTGCGCTATTACCTGGTGGCCACCGACCACGAAACGTACCGCAAGGCACCATACACCGTGCAGTTCGCGCTTGAGGCGCTGGCAAATGAGGCCGGGCAGTCCGTTTCGCGAGGTTGAATCTCACTCCTCAAAATTGAGGGGTGAGTTTTCATTGGAATCAACAAGGAGGGCCGAATATGAGCATGTATACCAAAACGCTAAGGGTCCGGATAAAAGACAAGCATGCCCCACTGCTTAGGCAGATGGCTCGCGACGTAAATCAGGTCTGGAACTTTTTGAACGAGCTCAGCCACCGCTCAATTCGCGAGCGATCGGTATACATGACGTCCTTCGATTTGCAGAAGTACACCAACGGATTTAGCAAGATCGATGGCGTG